CGGCGCCGAGGTAAGGCGCGAAATTGTCTTGGGTGACGTCGAACTGGCGGCGCTGCTCATCGATGGCAAGCTGGGCCGCCTTGACCTGCGCATCGGCCGCCTTGTCCGCCGCCTTCTTCTGCGCGTTCCCGCCAAGGATGGACGTTGCCGTACCTATGATCGAACCGAAAAGACCCATTGCGCCAACCTCAATCGCGATTGGCCCAACCCTGCACGAACGACGTAATTCAGCGCCATTAATGCTTTACGAGAGGTTGCCGTTGTCCTTCATGTCCGAGATGAGCGCGGCCAGCGTTCGAGAGACGGCTTGCAGCCCGTCGGAAATGACCTGCACCTCTGCCTGCGTGGGCGGGCTGCTGATGACGGGCGACGTATAGGTGGGGTACGCCGCCCTGTTCTGCGTCCCCGTAGGAACGTCGAACGCGCCCGCTGGCTTGGCCTTTATCTCCCCCGTGCCAGAGTCGTAATTGATCCCCGATCCTTGGCTCAACGCCTCCCGCGCCCGGTTCGTGGTGAAATAGAGATGCGTCGATCCCTCAGCCACATTGTCGCTGTTGAGCGCGTGAACCTGAACGCCTGTTATCCGGCCCTTTGCATTGACCGCGAACGCGACGACATGGGAGGCGTCGCCGTAGCTGCCGGCCGTCACGCCGGTATCGGAAAGGCCGATGGTCAGCGTCCCGCCTGCGCCGCCATCGGTGAACTCGACCTCACCATCCGGGGAGACGACGCGCTGGTTCTCGAACAAGGGCGACAGGTCCAGCGTGAGGATGGCGGCATTACGGATACCCTCGATCTGGGTCGCCATATCGTCGCTGTTCATCCCTAAATTCTCGAAAGCCCGGATCGTCTCCGGGTTGCTCAGGAACTCGCCGAGCAGCTTGCGGGAGAGTTTGGAAGCGGCCGCCATTATCCACCCAGAGGCTGAATTGCCGCATCCAGCCGGGCAAAGGCCGCTCGGCCTTCATCGGCCCCGCGAAAGCGCAAGCCTATCCACTGGCTGAAGCGGACATTCGGGCGCCATTGCATCCTGACAGCCTTTTCTCCCGCCCGCCCGACTGAAATAGCCCGCTCCTGCGACCAGGTGGTCCCGTCGATCGTGTAGGAAAGGAATGTTCGCGGCTCGCTGTTGAGTGGCGCCCGTCCAGACAGCCCAGTCAACTCGACAGCATTGATGATGCCGCGCCCCGCCTCGTTGTACAGCAGGGCGGTATCGATGCGCCAGCCAGCGACCTCGCCGAAATGCAGGGCCGTTGTCCCATCGATATAGCCGATATTCCCGGCGTCATCCCCAACGAACAGCTTTCCGTTCGCAAAAACGCCGCGCCTACCACGATAGGGCTGATCCGCCTTCACGCCAGACGCTAAAATAGCCCAGACGCGGCTCTTGGTCTGCGCCGAAGCAGAGGCATAATATACCAGCGTCTTGTCCGGCAGGTGCACCAGAAATCGCTGCTCGTCCGCATCGACGCGGCTTTCACATTCGATGGCGGCGGCCTGTTCGTCGGTCAGCTTTGCCAGTTCATCGTCCACGAAACGCGTCGATATCTTGGCCGCGTCGCCATTCCCCGCGAGATAGACGCCAAGAGATTCATTCCTCGCACTGCCGACGAAGGCGAAAGATTGTAATAGCGGCGCTTTCGCATGCGTGCCGACGATCCCGTAAGGGATGAGAGCGCCGGAGTTACGGGCGAAGGGGAACCCGGTGGATCCTGCATTGTAGAAATTCTCGATGGTATAGCGGTTGAGCGCATAAACCTCGCCCCGGACCTTTATAAGCCCCAGAATACGATCTGGGTCCTCTTCCGCCGAGCCATATTTCAGCGGGTCGATCGCAGTCGGATTGTTCAGCTCAGTGACAACCAGGTAATCGCCGTCAGTCGTCATGAAGCGGCCGTCTATCCAGATGCCATCCAACGCTTGGCCAAGGTCCGGGTCGGTGATCTGGATCAGCGCGTTGCCGTCCCAATAATACATCCGGCCACCAGATCCGATAGCCAGATAGTCGAAGCTATAATCGAACCAGCACGGGCCTCCATACCCCACATCTCCGATTTCCACAATCTTCCCGCCCGCCGTCAGCCTGACCAACTTTGATCCGACAACACGATAAGCGGTACCATTCCAGTTGATTCCACCACGATCCGCGCCGAGGCCCTGGTCGGTTCCGGTGATCCCCGGCGCAATCCGCAAATACCCATCGGAAAGTCCGGTTTCCACGATCACCGGCTCGCGGTTGACAGGGGGGCTTTCCACGAAGTCACCGACAGTATCGGCGTAGATACCTTTGAGTATAGGAATGCGCATCAGTGGCGCCTCCGCCCGACAGGCATGAACGGTGAATAATGTGTCCAGTAGCGATTGCCAGATCCTGCGACGGTTGAGCGAGCCCACCCGGATTCACGCGCACGGGCGCATATCGACCGGATTGCCATCATCCCGGACGCTAGCCGTTGCCGCGTTTCCTGCCCCATCGCCTTGCCCATCGCGGGTGCGATCGCCATTGCCAGACTGATCGCAACGCCGGAGATGGTCGCGTCGGGGACGCCGCTCATGTCCTCAAGGTCGCCGCCTCCGAATGTTTCAGGGGCATTGTAATTCAGGTCCTTGTCGGTCGCACGCCACTCGGCCATGAGAGCATCGAGCTTGCGCAGCCCGGAAAAAAGTTCCTCAGGCGTGACATTAAATTCATAACCCGCCAGAGAGCATTCCTCATAGGCCATCTCAACGATCTGGCGCTTGGTTGCAGTCGATGGGCCGATCTGCGACCATCCGCTTGGTTCAATGGAGAGCAGAATGGTTTCTTCGAGCGTATCGCCCGCTGTGGTAACGATGCGTGAGACAAGTTCAGCCCGTTCGCATGGTTTCCCGCCCGAAATGATACAGGAGATGCCGGTGGCCGTATTCGAGACGCTGGAAAGCACAACAGCGCCGCGCTTCAGTTCGAGCGCAGCGCTATCGATTTCAGCTCCGTTAAGCCGCCCAATCCAGCTAAAGCTGTAGTGACGGACTTCATCCGGGTCCTTTGCTCCCCACGATACGGTCATATCAGGCTTTCAAGCGAGCATCGATTGCCGCCTCGATATCAGCCAGCACTCCCTTGCGGCTCTTGCCCGCCGCCTCTTCATCTTTCAGCGCCTCGAGGTCTTCCAGCGACAGGCCGGGAAGTGCGGCCTCGATTTCCTTCGCCGTCAGGGCCAATAGCGGCTCGTCATCCGGCGCAAGATAGGCAACCGCTTCCTGCCAGCCATCGGCCAACGCCGCCTCATGCTGTTCGGGACCCTCCACGACCATGCTGTCGGTATTCTTGCCGTCCCAGCAAAAGGCTGAGCCTGCGCGATAGAGCATGAGGGGATAGATATCCATGTCAGTTTCCTGTTCCGGGGGTGATGTAAACGGGATTGTCGCCGTCTTCGGCAGATGAGATGAGGCTGAACTTCTTAGGCCCGGCGGCGCAGGAAAGGCGAATCTGCATCAGCGGAGGAATCGGGATATCTCCCTTTGCGCCACCCGCGACAGGGATCGCCGCGTTTGCGCCGGAAGCGCTTTCGGACGGAAGATTGGCGATCCGCATGAAAGCCGTCGCGGTGTCGCTGCTGTTGAAGATCGCGAGGGTGTCGCAGCCATCAGGCAATGGCGTGGGCGTCGTCGCGCTGGTCGCATGAGCAACCGCGATCGTGCCAGCGGGAGAAGGGTTGAACGGCTTGACCATAGGGCGCTCCGAAAGGTGAGGGGAGGCCGAAGCCTCCCCGTCAGGATCAGGTCTGGCTGAAGAGCTGGAGGCCGATCATCTCCGGCTGCACCGCGCCGACGCCATAATCGATGTCGAGGCGCGCCTTTGCGCTCAGGTCGTTGATATTGCCCTGGCGCGTGTAGGTGATCGGCAGGCCGAGCTTCGGCGTCGTTCCGCGCGCGACCACATTCCAGCCGTCGCCCGGATCGACCGCATAGGTGCCGGGGATCAGTTCGATCGCGCGCTTGTGGAAGAACACATTGGCTGGTGCCGTAACCGTATTCAGGAAGGTGATATTGGCGCCGTTGGCGGGTGCCGCCGTCACATTCTTATACTCCAGTTCGGGACGCGTGCCGCCCGTTCCGCTGATGATCGGCGGCGAAATGCGCACGGTGCCAGTGCCGCCGCCCCCACTAACGATCTGGACAATGCGGAAGGTCTTGAGCTGCCCGGTGTCGCCCTTCGAAATGTGATGCACCGAATTGACACCCGCTATCGTCAGCGCATCCCCGACCTTCACCGTGCCGCTCGTTACCGCGATGGAAATCAGCTGCGTTCGATTGTCCACGTTGGTGGGATTGCCGTCCACGTCGAAGGTCGCGGCGACCGGCGTGTAATAGAGCGGCTGCGTATTGGTGATGGTCACGCCGGTCGCGGTCGCGGCAGAGACGAGCTTGATCTGGTCGTTTTCGAACAGATCGAAATTGCCGATGCTCTTCACATAGGCCCGCTCATAAGCGCTACGCGCCAGCGGGCTGTCGCTGGTCTGCGGCTTGGCGATCTGCCCGGCCATCTTCAGATAATCGCGAGCCGAATAGAATGCCTTCTTGTCGAAATTCGGCACGCCCTGCTCGACCATGATCGCGCCCATTTCCGCGAGGTCATCGAAACCGGTCGCAGCGACCGTGCGCTTGGAAACGAGCGTCGCCCAATTCGCCGCGACATCGAAAACGCGGAGATTGACCTTGGACGCGAGGCTCAGCGCCGCATCGCGGAAATAGCGATCGATGTTCGCCTTGTCGCGGCCATCCTTGGCGCTGTATGTTACCGGAGTAGAATGGTGGATGCCAACGCTAACCGGAACGGAAAGCTGCGTGATGCTACCGAAATTCGCCGTCTGGTCGAAGCCGTCATAAACAGCCGGGATATAGGGCTGGGGACGCCAGATTTTGTCATTCATGCGCTGATGCGCTGCCGGACCGCCGGGAAGATTATACTTCTCGACCTCCTGCGCGATGACCAGCATATCGTCGAAGCCTTCCAGCATGTCATCGAAGGCAACGAGTTCATTTTTCGCGGTATTGACTGCCATGTGAAAAATCCATCTATGGGCCGCAGCGTCTCACGACGCGAAAGGCTGTTATTACTTCGCCTGAGCCTTCAGCTTCGCCTTGTAGGCAACCAGTTTGGATCGATCGCCTGTCCGGTCAGCTTCCTTCTCAAGCCGCTCAAGGTGCTTGTCCGTCCCCGCCGACACCGGCGCTGAGCCGCGTGCGATGCGTTCGGGTTCGGGAGGGCCGCCACGCTTTTTCACGCTCATCTTTCCTTCCAGCTTCGAAACGGCGACAGCCAGCTTGATCGGGTCGGTAATCTTGGAGATTTCGGCCAACTTCGCCGGGTGCTTGCCCAGCGCGTAGATGACCATGGCGGGGTTGCTCGCGGCCTTGACGATAACCCGCTGCTGGATATCCCCCAGCGTCGCCAGCACCGTGTCCTCCGCCTCCTGCACGTCCGCGAATTTCAGGGCTGCCTTTTGTCTGTGGTAGCCCCGAACCTCCTCGGCCCATGCTTCGTTGGCCTGCTTCGCGGCTTGCTCTGCCTCCCGCGCCTGCGCTTCGGCCTTGGCCTTGCGCTCTTTCCACGCAAACAAAGCGTTTTTGAACGCCTCCTCATCGAAATCGCAGGATTCCATGGTAGGCTCTTCGCCAACCTCGATTACCTGCGGCTGAGGAGCCGTCCTGCGGAGGGTTTCAAGCTCCCTCCGCTGCTCTTTCAATTGCGCGCGCAGGTGCTTTACAAGCCCCGTGTCCGCATCTCCTGAGGCCGGCGATTCCTCATCCTCGAAAGCGACGATCTCTTCCTCGTCTTCGGGTGCGTTCTCACCCTCCGTTTCGGCGTCGTCCTGCTGTTCCAGATCCTCGCTATCAGCCTCATGGGCCTCAAGTTCCTCGGTCAGTTCCAGCGTATCGTCTTCGAAGTCTGCCATTTACCACCCATTCACTCGCCAATTCCGGCCTGGCGGTTGCCGATGGAAGGGAAATTACGAGGACAGGGATGGCGCGGGCTATTAATGCTTTTACGGGCTCAAGACAGCGTCCGTGCAGTTTGTGCCGCACGCCATGCACATGAGGCGGAAATCGCCATTGCGGAAATAAGCGGTCAAGGCCTCCGATCCACAGTCGCATTGGAAGAAGCTATCGCCCTCTGATGCCCCAAATGGATGCTTGGGATGACCTTTCGGCAGGCCGCAGGATGGGCAATCGACAAACATTACACCAATAGGCGCGACGCCGACCCATTCGTGCTTACAGTCGAGACAGACACAAGTCCCACTCCAACTCGGGCTTCGCTTCTCACGCTCATCCGCCAGCGATATTACGCTCATGCCGCCCACTCCGGCAGGTCGCGCCCCATACGGATGCGCGGCCCGCCTGAAGCTTCGAGACGCGGATCACCTCCTCCCTGATCGTTCGCGGCGGCAAGCCCCGCCTGTTGGGTCTGCTGGACTGTCTGGCCCGTCTGCGCAGCCTTTTGCGCGGCGCTGGCGAGCGTATCCACGGCCTTCGCCGAGGTAAGCTTCGTTTCCTCGATCGTCTTGCCGGTTTGGGCCTCCTTGAGCCGCGCTGATGCCTCGAATTCTGCCGCCTGCGCCAGCAACGCCTGCTGCGTGGCGTCCGGCTGCTGGTTCTGCGCAGCCTCTTCCATCGCCCGCTGCTCTTCCTCGTTCGGTGCTACGACGCCCATGGAAACGAGGCGCTTGCGGGCGTAGGCTTGCAGGTCATTCATCCCTTCGCCATCCTGGTTCATGACAGCGGTTAGCGTAGCGACAGTCGCAAGCTCGGTATCACCCGCCGCCTGCGCGACTGTGGCGGTATTCAGGCAGGATTTGACCGTCTTGTCCCGCCTCGTCGCGGTGGCCTCAGTTACAGAGCAAACCACCTTGTATTTGCCCCGCGCGATATCGTTGCGGATGCGATAGACGCCTTGGCTGTCGGTGAAGGGCTCATGCAGCACAGCCTCACCGTCACCACCTTCCTCATCCATCGTCTCGACCACGCGGCCCGGCTCATAATAGACCTCACGCGCCATCGAGAGATAGATTTCCGCCTCGCGCTGCACGGACTGGCGCATGTTGTCGAGATAGATGCCGGACTTCGCGTCAACGCGGGTGGCGGCGATATCCATTGCCTCGGCGCTGGTGTTCGCCTTGACCTCATCCGCATTCTGGTCGTCCTCGGTCAGGTCTCCCGCAGCGATCTGCAACAGCGCTGCGGTGACCGGCGCCAGATCGGGCGGCTTGACATAGCCTATCGGTCCGACCTGAGCGATTTGGCCGGTCGCGTCGTCTATGAGCGGATTCGCGAGGAGATAAGGCGAGCGATTGATGTTCGCCTCCTCCCACAGCTGCGATAGCCCTTCGATTTGGGCTGGCGCGAAAATCGGCACCTCCATCGGTGCGCGGCTGTCGGTTTCCATGAGACGCGAAACCTTCGCGTTGTAAGTCCGCTGCGCGTCCATGCGCTTCGAGACATGACCGCGAAAGCGCTCCTGATTGTCAACGAACCAGCGCTTGCCATAAACTGGCACAATCGGGATGCACTCCCCAGCGATCGGGCCATGATCGATCAGCACCTCAGCGCCGGACAGAGTGTATTTCATGACGCGGCATCGCTGCCGGTTCTGGCGCCTCACGGTCCAGCCCTGCGCCTGCCGGTCCTTCAGCTCTTCCGGCGTCAGTTCGCTTTCCCAGAAGCGGTCCTCCTCATCCAGCATCGGATGGGTGAGGATCAACAACGCCTCCTTGCGCTCGACCTTCTCGTAATATTCGCAGACCATGACGACTTCGGGCTGATACCAGTCGAAGAATACGGTCAAGCGGTTCTCTGGCCAATCGCAGGCTTTGTCGTCGCCATATTCTTCGGCGAATGCATCCTTGGTCATCGCCGTCAGAACGAATGCATAGCGCGCGTCCGACTTGTCGTAGAGTTTTGAATTCGGATCGAAATAGACACGCTGGTCGGCGTCAACAATTATCATTGCAGGGTTTATGCGCTGAGCATCGCTATCCTTGTCGGACGGGTCCGCCCATTCGTTCGTCAGCCGGTACGCGCCGAAGCCGCCGATCACCGCCTCGC